CCTGTTGCAGAATCCTCTGAGGGTCTTATTAAGAAAGTTCAAGTTGATTATGCTGCTGATACTGATGTTCGAAATGCAAAACGAGAAGTCAGATACACTGTAACACCTGACCCAGTGGATGCTGGACCAGATGATGATTTTGGATTTAGTGAAACAACTTCATTCTTTTCTGATTCTAAATCTTACAGTCCTACAAGGCAAACTGATATCTAATGGATAATTTTAAATCTATTGACAAAGCTTTAAATATCAACTCTGAAGTTGTTCCTACACCTGAAGATGTTGTTGCTAAGAAGGGTCAACTTAAAAAAGTTGAAAATCATGATGTTAGTAAAGATTATGATTATACAAGAGGTAATTTATATTCATTAATCGAAAAAGGACAGGAAGCAATAAATGGTATTATGGAAGTTGCTGGTGAAACCGCAAGTCCAAGGGCATATGAAGTTGCAGGTCAGTTAATTAAATCAGTGGCAGATACGACTGACAAACTTATGGACTTACAGAAAAAAGTTAAAGAAGTTGAAGAAGATGCAAATAAAACTACAAATAATGTCACAAATAATGCCTTGTTCGTTGGTTCAACATCTGAGTTGTCAAAAATGCTGAAACAAGGAATTCTAAATAATAAGGAGGCATCGAATCCTAAGAATGAAAAAGTGTAAATCTGGATACTATTATTGCTACACTGATAAGAAGTGTAAACCTATTCCTCGTGGATATCATGTAGGTGGTAGAGGTTTATTAGAACCTGATGATGATAGTAAAAAGAGTAATGGAAAGAATGGTAATGGTAGCAATGGCAGTAATGGTAATGGCAATGGTGGTAACGGGAATGGCAGTGGCAATGGTGGAAACGGTGGTGGAAATGGAGGAGGAATGAGTGAGGGTAAATCTCACAAAGATCATGAACCCGAAATGATTCGTAATCAATTGAAAACTGCTGGAAGAGCATCTAAACGAATTGAAAAACATTCACGTAAGAAAGATAATTTCAAAGCGTGGGTTCAATCAAAGATAACTAAAGCATCTGATTACTTAGATACTGCTGCAGATTACCTTGATAGTAAAGATGTAAAAGAGGGTTCACTTCATAAATGGTTCAAAGGTTCTAAATCCAAAGACGGAAAAGGTGGTTGGGTCAATGTAGTCACAGGTGGAACTTGTGCAAGTGACGAACCTGGTGAAGGAACACCAAAATGCGTCTCTTCAGCAAA